TAAAATTCACAAGAAGTGGGTCTTGCAGTACGGTCACGAAATTCCCGCTAAAGGTAATTTCGTGACCGTAAAGGCAAACTATGTCGGAGTTCGACATATAAATAGTTGGTGGACTGGGGAGGACCACCACAACCGTTGATTTAAAACGATAAAACAGTGCAAACCGCAAACAGTCGACCCCATAAAAAACAATGCGTTACAAACCGACTGCAAACAGGATCCGCGCGGGCGATGCCGTCAGGCACCGCCCGCGCCGCACGTCAGGTCGCGCCGCCACGCCGCGCCAGCCAGCGCGACCATGCAAATGTGCCCCCGGTGCCCGCCGCATAGATCACGGCCCCCAGCGCGACGCTGACAGCGTTGACGTCGACAGTCAGCAGCCCCGTCACCTTGTCGAAGTCGACAAAACCAACCCACCCCGCCAGAAACCCGAAACCGGGATATAATAGCGCGATGCGCAAAATCAGTGCGATATCCATAGTGTGCCCTTTCTAGGCTGTTTGAATTTGTGAAAGCGCGACGCCGATCGCGTCCTGCGCCGCGACCAGCTGGTCCGCCAGATCCTGCGCTCGGCCTAGCGCCAGCGCTATTGGCGACATGTCAACCATCTGCGGCAGCACGGCGGGCACTGGCTTGCCCTGCAGACGCTCTAGCAGCTCACCGCCCCTGATCGTCGTCAGGATGCCAGACAGCCGCCCTTTGCCATCGGTGCGCCAGATCGCGATCGCGTCGCCGTTTGCGTCATAGTCCCCCGTTTCAAACAGGCGCATTTCAGCGGTGCGCCGCTTGCGGATTTCCGGCGGTTTCAGCCAGCCCATAAAATGCCGCGCCGCGTCCGGGTCGCCAGCGTTGATCGCCTTAGTCAGCAACGCCCGATTGATCCCGCCAGTGTTAAGGTCAAAGGATCCGACAGCGTCGAATTGATACTGCAGCAGCGGCACCGTGATCGCATTGCGCACCCGCGCCGCATAGCCAGCCGCATCGATGCGGAATTGCCCAATCGCCAGATCGATCGCCGCGTCGACGTCGTCAGGCATCGCACGCGGCAGACGCGCCGGATAGGGCCCGCCAGCTGCCGCAGTGTGACCGACGCCCCACGTCCAGACGCCGACGCTGTCCAGATAAGGCGCAGGCACGATGCCCTCATGCTCTGCAATTTCCAGCAGCCCCCGATCGCTGAAATCCATTTCCGCAAGCTTCATCCGTCACCCCCAAGGTGTTGCGTAGTTCTGTTATGTCGTGAAATTGCGCCGCCCGGTCAGGCAGGCGTCGCGTAATAGAAAACTGGTTTTGTCAGCTCGAAAATCGTTTCCTTGCCGCAGGTATATTCCAGCTGCAGCTGCACCCGCGTGCGCCCGGCGATCAGCCCGCCCGGCTGATCCAGCTGCAATTCAAGCCGCACCACCTCCGGCCCCAGCTGGCGCGACGGCCTGCGCGGCTCACCCGCCCGCTGGACGTCGTTTTCGTCCGTGAAAGAAGGGATGACTTCGCGCAAAATGCATCCCGTTCCGACGTCAGTGCGGCCAATAAAAAGCACCAATACGATCGGCGCAGCAACGGCGACAGGCTCGCGGACATATGACATTCCATCAGGCTGGCGGGTCACGCGTCCGTCGCCCGTTAGCTTCATTAGTGTTTCTGCAATTTCATCCAGCTTGTGATCCACTGCCGCTAGTTGATCTGGAGAATTCCAGATCGCTTTAAACTTAAACCCTACAGGCGTCAGCACCGTTAGTAGCGTCACAGTCAAACCGGCAAAAGTAGCCCGCGCGACCCACTTTTTTGCTTCATCCCTCATAAAGCCAGCAGCGGCAGACTTCACACCGTCAGACATGACGCGACCCCCTTGCAAAATCGGGCACATTGCCCGCAATAGTTTATCGTCATGCTGATTTCCTATGATCGGCGTGTAGGCTGGCGGGTTTGGATTGCACTCCTACCGCCAGCCGATTGCACTCCCCGGCTTTGCGCCGGAGAGTGGGTGTCAACGTCAGTTTAAGGGTGTGACTTACGCGAATGCCCGCTGGGCAATCTGGTAACGCTGCGCATGACGGCGTCGGCGAATTTTTGTGCAGACGTAGATGCAGACGCCAAGGATCAGGCCGAAACCGAAGTGCTTATATGCGCCTTGAAACAGCCCGATGTAACAAAGCGTCAGGACTTCTGGCGAGTATAGAAGCAGCAGCCGGGGCCGTGACATCATTGGCCACAGGCTAATGAATATGGCAGAGAATACGATCAGAAGGCCCACATATCCCATTTTTAGATAAAAGTAGCTGACGACGTTGTGTGTGTATCCCGTCACTGTTCCTGCGCCCTCAAGATACCCCCGCCCACCTAGCCCGGTTCCAAACAAGGCCCCCGCCGTAGTGGTGTCGCGGTCAAAGGTACCAAGAAATTCTTCAACTTTGCTGTTGCTGCCGACGGTGGTGAATTTGCGGTCAATCTTGGCGTATACGCTTGAGACGACCGGTGCCGCTTGGCTTCCCGCAAAAGCCAGAAGCGCCATCAGCATCAGCGCCCTAAATGGTCGCTTCCCCGTCCAACGCACTAGAAAGTAAGAAGCGGACGCCATGAACAGAAAGCCGCCGATAATCAATGGCCCCCGATATGTGACCGCCACAAGGCCAACCGCTGACAAAACAAACAGGACGAGAAACAATACCGACGCCCATGTTTTTTCCGCGCGAAATACCATCATGCCAGAATACGCAAAGGAGAACATGACCAGCGGTTCGGATGATAGGTATTCCAGATCGGCCCGAAGGTTTGAGACAAGTATCATTCTGAAATCAGGTTGATTGATTACATACCGCACGGACAGCATTGCACCCGCGATTGCCATTATCAGCCGCAGCCGTTCAAGCGTGATCCATTGTTCGTCGTATTTCCACTTGGGCGCGATGATCGTTATGACAGACAGCGGCCCCAAAACAAGGAAAGCCAGGGATATGATGTCGCGGGCAAACTGGACGGCGTTCAGTTCGCCCGCCAAGGCAGGTAAAAGCCCCAAGAGTAACGCAGATGCAAACGCCCCAGCATACAGCGGCAGCGCCCTGACGCGCATCATTGCAAGAACGAAGAACGGCAGGGCAATTAAGCCATATACCAAGACGCCCAATGACGGGCTGTCCGGCGTGGGCTGCATGATCGCCCCATAGAGGAGGACGACCAAGACACCTAAATAGCTGACGAGTTTTTGCATGTTGACCATAACCATGCGGTATAACGCGCAATTCAGCATGTCTATAGGTTCGCCCTCTTAGTCGCCGCCCATAGGTAGCTTTGCGTTGAACCCGTCCCATTCGTGGCGCGGATAACTCCAGAAGCATCAGAGACAGTGATGTTGCTGCTGCCATTACTCACGATCAACAAGGCCCCGCTTGCCGCCCGCATGATTGTTCCGAACCAGTATATCGTGGTCGATGTAGAATTTCGCGTGATCCACACGTCCCATATGTCGTCGTTTACAGGCGTGAACAGGTCAAATGTGCCACCCGAAACAACACTAGAGGCAGAGACGCCATCGTAATTATACATCCGGCCGCCGGAAATCATGGCGACAGACTGCGGCGACAAGTTAGTGATACCATCAGGCACGAAATTCGCTGGGCCGATAACGCCAGTGTTGCTGACGTTGTCCTCAACGTAGATGCCTTTCACAAGATACCCGGCGTTGACGTTTATGGCGCTAAGCTCGAACCCACGCTGCTTGACAACATATATGCCGTAGTCGCTATTGGCCCCCTTCGTAAACCAGCCAGACACCTTCAAGCCGCCGCCGGGATCAACCTCCCCAACCATCGCGGGATCAACAAGCATGTCAGCCCTAATAGCCGCGTCTTTAGTTTTGTGGTTGCTCTCGAAGTAAATTCCATCGAAACAAGTGCCGTTTACAAATCCTAATATTAGGCCGTGCTGGGCGTTGCCCTCGAATGTGCAAGCATCGAACGTGCAGCCTTTTAGTCGTCCAGCGCGATAGCCCCAAGTGCAGTTATGAAACTCGCAACCAGTATATGCGTTTGCGTTTTGCAAGCCTTGAGCGCCACCGTTGGCCTTGCAAATGTCCATTCCGTAGCGAGCATTATAAGCATAAATGCTATCGAAATTGGTAAGGAATACATGGTTTCCCCGGATGGCATCGCCAGTCAAAACAACGGCTGCTTCCAATGGCGCAGGGGTTCCTCCGCGTCCACCAACCACAATGTTTCGCAATCTGGAACGGGCAGTGTCGCCACCCTCCCCCAAGATCAGACAAGCCTTGTCTGACGCCATAGAGGCGCTGCCTCGCAAACGGAAGTCGCTGAATGTGATGTGACGCGCAGAAAGGTCTAACCCTTGGCTATCACCAACCACATCAAAGATCGTACCTGCCCCAGCGCCTTGGATATGTGTATTTGCGGCAGCGGCCATTGTGCCGGTCAGCAATGAAAAAGCAAATACGCCCGCACCAAACACCAGCTTTTTGCCAGCGGCGACAGTCAGCGCCTTCTGCCATTGCGATGTGCTTAGCGCACCGTATTTATCAATACCGAAAGCCTCACCTTGGTAGCACCCACCCACCTGACGGTATTTAAACTGAACACCACCCGCAGTTGTGTCATCAAAAGATGCCGCCTGCGCTAGATCGACCTCAACGGCATAGCCGTCGTAAGTCATTATAATTGTACCGCTGGGGCCATACACCGACCGCAGAAGCGCTATCGTGCGAGGATCAGCAGTGGCAAGGCCGGCGGCGTCTCTGGACGTGCTGACCGCCTGCCCCGCAATAGCATTCATATTTCGGATGATCTTTCCGTCAACCTTATCTGGCGCATATGTGCCCGCCGCCAAAATAGCCCACTCACCTTGACCCGGCACAGATACGCGCTGCCCAACCGTCACAAACGACAGCGCCAACATATCCGCAATAGTGTCAGCTGGCTGTACCGTTGCAGAAAGTAGGATTTCCGAATTGTCGCCCTTGATCCACTGCCCCACATATACCGATAAAGATGCGGCATCTATAATTGCGGTTAATGTGTCATTTTTTGAAAACGAAACGCCGTCAACAACGCCCGCCACGGCCACCCGGAATTGATCACCCGCCATGATAGGACGCGAGGCATCATCAATCATCACAGATGCCGGAAAACTGCCAAACGACGCGTCAAAGCTGCCCACCAGTCGCGGCACACCCAAATTTGCGATTAACGATCGCGCATCCCGGTCGCCCGCGTTTATCGCCTCGCGCTGCGGCAGGCTGACCGGCTTTTCAATGTCTGTCGTATTGTCGACACTGCCCAATCCAATTAAAGTGCGCGATACGACTGGCGTCTGAAATTCGACCATTTTTTAGCCTTTACGTTATTGTTTGAGTTACAGGACCAGCGTCAGCAGTATTTGAAATACCGCTAACATTCACCGACCGCGCTTTATACGTTGCCGCCCCGATGCCCGGTGTATCCACAAAAGATAGGGGCAGGTCAGGACCATGAAACAGCGTCGCGACAACAGTTCCGCCGCGTATGATTTGCGTTTTCCAAAGGCTTTCAGATACTGACGTGCGCAAACCTATGCGCGCCTCGCCGCCCCCCCGATCAGCGACAACTAAATCAGTCGGCGCAGCAGGCGGGTCACTAGCAGCCGTCGCGACAATACCATCAAAAACAATTGCCGCCGACGACGGCCCGTCCGTCGTCCCAAACCACAAGCGTAGATCGTAGCCAGCGCCGTCTATCAGACCCGTGATCTGCGCCCGCGTTGTGGACGCCGACACCGGCCATTCTTCAAACTGACCAGACCCGGCCCGCGCATACTTTAGAACAGGCGACAGCGCTGGCGACGGTCGCGGATCCCAGACAACAACAATGCCCGCCGCATAGCCATTCTGCGCCGACCGGATCCCGGCACCCGCTGCGATTGCATTTTCAGGCGCAGGCACCGGCAGCGATACGTCAGGTTCTGGCAATGTCTGCGCCTCACCTTCAAACGCGGGCGACCATTCCGGCGGATTGTAGGCCCGCAGCTGCAGCGTGACGCCCCCGGTCGCAAGGTCTAGCTGGCGACTTGCTACCCGCCAGAACGTCGACGGCAGTTCCGGCGCATTGATCTGAATATAACGCTCGAATGCGGCCCGCCGCGCAGACGGCTTAAACCGCATCGTCAGCTGCATGACAGGATTGTCACGCTCGATCTGGATCTGCGCTAGCCTGCGCCCCTGCGTCGGCGACGGGCACATGCTTAGATCATACTCCGGCCCGATCGCCGCCTGACCGTTCTGGGCCTCGCGCACCGTATCGACCCAAGGATCGCCCGTCGTTGCCTGAAACGCCAGATCCGGGTCAACATAAGTGAAAGGCAGTTCGGTGTATCGATCCAGCTGATCCGGCCCGCCGTTCCAATCGTCAAAGCCGATAATTTCCGACCGATCTATCGTGACCGTCGGCGCACGCCAGCGCCCGACATAAATCCCAATCCTACCAGACGGCAGCAGCTGCACATCGCCAGCACAAGCCCGCATCATGCGCTTCAAAACCTCGCCCGGCTTTTCAGTCAGGGAATAGCTGCCCCAGATCCTATATCGGCTTTCCGTGCCGCCAGCCGCCAGCGCGATCTGATCGTCGCAATCGTCAGCCGCCTGCGCCAGTAGATCCAGATCGATCTGCCCCGATAGGTTCAATCCGTCGGGATGCTGGATAAAATCAGCAATAATTAGCGCCGCATTGTCACTCCACTGCGTCACGCCGCTGCGCGGGTCATAGACCTTGCAGCACCGCCCGACCAGCTGCAGCGCTGGCTCATTGTGCGGATACACTTCGCGATAAGACTCTGCATCAACGCTTTCCGCGATCGTCAGCGTCGACCATAAGCCCGCCAGCCGGTGCGTCGCGTCATATTCAGGCCAGACGCCCGCGATCTGCGAAAAATAGCCCTGCCCAGCGGTGCCCGATCGATTAAAGATGCGGACCAAAGGCGACCCGCCAAGCCCGAACGTGCCTTCCGTTTGGTATTGGTCATCAGTCACCCAGCCGTCGACGTTTACGCTGACCGCGACACCGTCCAAAATATAGCTTTCGACCGCGTCGATAGGCCCTTCGCCATGCACTAGCACCCGGTAAAACTTGCCGCCCGACGTGCGGAAAAACACCCGCGTTCCGCCGACCCGCACCCGGCCATAGTGCCGCGTGCGATCGCCGATCGCCTGCTCAATTTCCAACTTGATATTATCCGGGTCGACACTTGGCGGCGCATTCAATGCCGCCACTGCCGTCGACAACAACAGCGACCCGCCGATGCTGGTCGCGATGCCCAGACCGGTCAGGCCGCCAGCCGCCGTAAACAGCGCAAAACTGCCGCCAGCACCGAACACGCCCGGCGCGACAAAAAGCAAAGCCTGCGGCATTTAAATTTCCCACTGTTCTAAGATTTCAAAGACAGACGGCGACACGACGCCGCCGTCAGATTTCAAAAAAAGTCGATCGGCAGACATGATGCCCGCCAGCTGCCGACCAGACACCCGCGCGACGCAGACCCCATCCCCCGCGCCGCCCGCCGCGTGACCGGCCATCAGCGCCCGTGACAGCGCCAATAGGCCACCCGACCGCAGCAGCAGCTGCCGACAGGCAAAGGCTGTGCCGTAGGTGCCCCGCAGCGCCGCCGCAGGATCCCGGCCCGTCGTCGCCGCGACATAGGACGCCGACCACAGTGCGCAGTCATTCACGCCCCAGCGCCAAGGATCCGCAGCAGTGCCACGAATGAAATCGGCAGCGCTCACCATTCCGTCCACACTGGATCGGTCGACATGACCTCCGGCACATAGCGCAGGCCCCGATCGCCCGGATATCGGCGCAGCTGATCGCGGTGCGTCAGCCGACCAAAGACCGGCGCACCGGCCCGCGCCAAAGCCCCTTCAACCGTCAGCGTCAAAACAGCAGCCGATGCATCAAACGACACCGACACCGTATCCATCACGCCGCGATGCAACGCGACCGGGTCGCCGACCGGCAGCGGCCTGCCATGCACATCGCGTGCGGTTTCACTGAAAATCTGTTCCCACAAAACTGCCGGGCGATTGACATACTGCGCAGGATTTCCGACCAGTCGCGGAATAATGCCCAGCCCCTGCATGGCCCGCTGTTCTGCGGTCATTGCCTCCCACGGAATGCCCAGCGTATAGGACATGGACGGCGCAAGCGTATCGTCGCCCGACGACATCGTCGACGCCGCGACCAGATTGCCCATGCCCTGCCAAGTCCGACCCCACTTTCCATCGACAAACGGCACAGACCGGTTTGAAATATACGCGATACCCGTCGCGAATTGCAGCTCTAGCAAAAGCGAAACTTGGATCACGTCGCGGTTTAGCGCTGCCGTGACCGCAGCAGGGTCCGACTGCCCAGACAGATAAACGCTCATCTTTGAAACGCCTCGACTACGGTCAGCATATAGTCGCCCTGAAATGCCGAAAACTTATGCGCCGCCGCCGCCGCTTCATCATCTGGCAACCGCACGCGGATCTTTGGTGTGTTGACGCTTAATTTTGTGCCGATCGAAACCGGCGACCGCAAAGGCGGATTGAACGTCACCGCAGCGCCGCTGACCGACTGCACTCGGTAAAGATAATCTGCCCACGAAAAGAACGATCCCGGCTGCAGCACCGCCGCACCGCCGCCCTGCGTCTGGATGATCTGCGCACCAGCTGGCGCAGCGACTGCGACCAGCAGATCAGCGTCGCCATTCAAAACCAAAGCGTTTGGCTGCCCATCCTCAAAAGCCATATTTGACGCATTGAATACAAACAGCGGCCCCGTCAGCCCATATCCGCCCCGGTTAAAGTTCGGCACCGGGATCGAAAACGTGCCAGCTGGCCCGCGCAGCTGATCCAGAAACGCCATATAAGCGCCAGACGATCCGCCCCATTCCCACGCATCGTCGACGCGATAGGTGCAGGCCCAGCTGCGATTTTCCGTTGTTATGAATTGCTGCCAACCATCCAGACCCCTGCCCGGCGACCGGGTTTCCGTCACCAGCCGCCAGTTTTCCATCTGCCGCAGCGTTAAGCTGCCCGGCACTGCGATCGCTGCCATTAGGGTCGCCTTTGCTTTTCAATCAAATTTTGGTTATTTTTTTGCACGACCTGCACCGACACGTTTGCCGCCTCTTGCCGCACGTCCTGCAGCGTGACGCCCTCCGGGACATGCAAAAACAGATCGATCTGCCCGCCGCCCATATCGCCCAGACGGGTCGCGGGTATGATCTGCGACCCGCCCGGCAGGTTCACCAGTTCGCCGCCGCGCTCATTGATCCGGGTTAAACCGCCGCGCCAGTTTGGCGTGCCGTTTGCATTGGCCCCGATCGCAGGCACCGCCACCCCGCCAATGCCGCCGCCGATCGCGGACAGGCCAGCGCTCCAAAGCGCGTTATAGGCTTGGCTGGCCAGCATTTCAGCAAAGCCCGCCAGCACGCCCGCGATGCTTTCCGTTAGACTCTTTGCCCCGGTCACTAGACCCGTGAAAGCCTCTTTGCCCAGATCCTTGACACGGGTCATTTCCTCGCTAAGCTCCTCGACGGCCTCGTTGACCTTCTTGACCTTTTTCGCCGCTGCGCCGCTGCCAGACGCTGCGGATCCGCCGCCGCCAGCATCTGCAGCACCGCCGCCCCCGCCGCCATCGCCTGTGCCATCCAGTGCCGCTAGCTGCGCGGCCAGATCCGCCGCGCTATCCGATGCCCCAGCTGTCGCGTCATCTGTCGCCGACATGGTATCGCGCAGCGCCTGCAGACTTCCCAGCGGCGCAGTCGCAGCCGCGACCAGCCCAGACAAGGCCCCGGTCGCCGCGCCAGCTGCCGCATCTGCCGCAGCGGTCACGCGGTTCAATTCCGTCACCATGCCCGCGCCAAGCGGCTGCAGGTTCGTATTAAAAATGGCGTTTAAACCGTCCGTCACGTCCGCCGTGAAATCGACAAACGCCTGCGCCATCGCAGCCAGACCACCGATGAAAAACGCTTTCATCTTTGCGGATCCGGCATTGAATGCCGCAGGCACGATCGCGAAACCGTCGCCGATCCGTTGAAAGACCTCGACCGCGACCGCCTTCAAAAGCGACAGCGCATTGCCAAACCCGCCAGCCTTACTGACCAGACGCGCAAACCACTCGACCAGATAGCCCGCGCCGATAATCAGCGCCCCGAAACCCGTGCGCATGATCGCGCCGCGCAGCAGCGCCAGCCCGCCGGTCAGGCCCGTTGTGGCCCCCGCCGCCATGACGAAACCGGCCACCCACCGCACAGCCATAAAGGTGGCAAAGGATGCCGCGACGCTGGCGATCGTGCCAATGTTAGCCCCCAGCGCATCGATCACGACGCGTAGCCCGCCGCCCTCTTGCATCAGGGAAACGAACGCGACCGAAATCGCCTGCAGCGCTGGCGCGAATGCGATCGCCAAACGGTTTGACACGGCCTCGGTCACAAACCCCATGCGCGAAAACGCATCGTTTGCACTTTCGACCTTGGCGGCATCGACGGCGCTGATCGATAGGCCCATCGCCTCAATTTCAGATCGTGCCGCGCGGATTGCATCGCCGCCCTGCATGACCAGCAGCGCCATGCTGGCATTTTTTATGCCCAGCTCACCCAATAGCCCGGCAGTTTCCTGCGCCGACATGCCCAGCGATTTCGCCTTGTCAGCGATCGCGGCCAGACGTTCGTCGGCGTCCATTGTCAGCAGCTCACTCGCCGACAGACCGATCCGGTCCAGCGCGTCAGCGGCAGGCCCCCCGATCGATGCGGCGTCAGCCAGACGCCTGCCCAGCTTTTGCATCGCCGCGCCGACGTCATCAGCACCGACCCCGGCGTCGCCGCCCGCTTGCTGCAGCGCCCGCAGCCCGTCGATCGTGCCGTCGACAGATCGCGCCATCTTGGCCTGACTTTCGATAAATGACAGCCCGTCCTTTGTCATCTTTGCCGCCATGCCCGCCATCGCGGCGACCGCGACAGCTGCCGCGACTTTGGCCTTGGCTGCAAACTTTTGCAGACCGGACTGGCTTGATTTTAGCCCGCTTTGGAATTGCGCAGAATTCAGGCCCAGCTCGACCCGTAGCGCACCGATCACAGCACCTGACATTTATTCAGCCCTTATTAATTGCTTTATCCCAGCGCATTGCGATCGCCAGCATATCGTCCGCCGCCTGCGCCTTGGCGCGGGTCGGCTCGCCGATCATTGCGGCCAAACGGGGAATTTTCTTGACCCGGTGCAGACTTTCGATCGTGTGCGCCAGCTGCATTCTGTCGTGCAGCTCGCGCTTGATCCGCAGCCCCGCGCCCTGCATGTGCGCTACATATTCCCGCAAGGTTATGCGCCAGAATTCAGCCGGCACAAACCCTGCGGAAACGTAGTCAGCCAGCAGCGCCGGCCAATCTATTTTGTCCGTTTGGCCTTCGCTTTTTTTGCGCGGCCCGCCTCGCGACCGACTGCCGGTTCCGGCTCCGGCATCGACTGCGACACAGCTGCGCCTAGCTTTTCTGCCAGCACGTCCAAACCGACTTCATCGATCAGCCCGCCAGCCTCTTTCAGCGTCAGATTGTGATGATCCAGCAGGCCCGCCCATAGCAGCAACCGGATTGGCTTAATGCCCGGCGGGTTTTTCGGATCCTCAAGACTGGCCAAGAATTGCGGCGCAGGCATTCCTGCCGCCTCCTCAAGTTCGCACAGCGCGTTTGTCGTAAACGCCAGCGTGTAATCCACCGCGCCGATCGCCAGCGCCATTGTGCCGCGTGCTGCGTTTGCCATTAGACCACCGGCCCCGGCACGCTGATATAGCTGGACGACAGCTTGAACGTGACCGCAGCAGTCATGCGATCGTCAAGCGGCACGGCGGGTTCGTAAGATGTCAGGAAACCCTTAAAGGTCCACGTCGCGCCGTTGGGATATGTGATGCGATAGCTGCCGATCTTTTTCGCCGTGCGCACCGCTTGGATCGCAGCGTCGTCGCCGACACCCGGCAGAAAATGAATGCCGAACGAACATTCGCCCGGATCCGTCAGGCCCGGCATGAATTCTTTGGTTTGGTTCGGCGATGCCATGTGCGTCTTTTCGATCACGTCGACGGCATCCGACGGCGGCGCAATGTCGATCAGCTCTGCGATCGGGTCGAATGCCTCCGTTGCGGCTCCGTCACCAATTCCGAAAATTGTGCCGAAACCAATTTCTGCATCTGATTCCACGTTAGTCACTCCAAGTTTGAAAAGTTGATTTTGTAGTCCTGCGCGATGCCGTGCAGACGGTCAGGGTCATTCGACCCCGCGCTGCGCAGATCCCGCACGCCCTCCCGGAAAATACCCTGAAAGGCCCCGGCCCGATATCCAGACAGCAAGGCATTCACAGCCTGCGCCGTCTGGTCTGCGGCGTCATAGTCGACGGCGAAAACATCGATCTGGACCACGGCCCCGACATATCGCGACCGCCCGCCCATATGATAAACATCGCCGCCACTGATCAGCGACAGGCTGATCGCGGGCACCGCATCGCCTTGCGGACGCCCGCCCCAATCCACGCGGCCCGCGACCAGCGCTGCGACCGCAGGATCCGACAGCAGCAGCTGCCGCATTGCACGTTTCATCGCTTATCCTTTCGCCAGCTTTGCCGCCTTGCGTGCCGCTGTTTTCGCCGACTTTGCGATCGCCTCTGCAAGCCCGCTTTTGACGTCCGCCAGCACCTTGTCCTTGCCAGCTGACCATGCCGGGCGCAGATGCGGCTGCGGCGACTGATCGTCGTTTCCGAATTCGGTCTGGATTGCCTGCGACAGCGCCCCCGGCCCGGCGAAAACTTCGATCGCGGCTTTGCTGTCTTTCACCAGCTTGCGGTGCAGCTTGGCCTGCCGTTTCGACAGTTTTGTGCCGACGGCGTAACTGTCCTTTAGATCGCCTTGGCCCTTTGGCGCATTCGCCCGGCCCGCATCTGCGATCGGCGTCAGCGCCTTGATCCCGACCCGGCGCAGCAGCCCGCGCCCGGTCGACTTTTTCATGCCCTCCATTGCCTTTTCCAGATCACGCAGGCCCGTGACCGTGACGCCCCGCGCCATCAGGTTTTGACCGCGTTTGCGGTCATCTCGAAACCGTCGAACGGATCCAGCTGTTTAATGCCGGATATGTCATAGGTCACACCGTCAGACAGGATCTGATCAGCCGCCGTGATCCCTGCCGTGAAATCAGACAGTCGCACAGTAAACCGGGTTGTGACTTGGGCGCTGACCTGCGCCGCCGCGTATTTTTCGCCGTCCGAAATGTCGCGCCGCTTGGCCCAGACTGGCGACCCGATCGGCGCGAATGATTTCGGCGCGGACGTCAGCCCGTCGTCATTCGGCACGCCGCGCAGGAATTGCGCCCGGCGGTTTAACTCCCCCGCCCGGATCATGGCTGACGCCAGATCAGCGGATCGATCAGACAGTCGACCGCAAACGGCAGCACCGACACCGACCCGGCGATCGTCGCTTCGCGATTTGTAAACCAATTCGCGACCAGCATCATCACAGCGACCCGCACCGACGGCAGCGACGCCGCTGGCAGACCGCAGTCAAATTCGACCACGACCCGCGACACCGCACGACCGGACGCCGCGACATAGGATCCGCGCTGATCGGCGATCAGATCCGCAGACGTCGCAGCGACGTCGCCGCCGTCTGCGTCAAAGCCCGCGACCCGCACTGCAGACACGTCAGGCATCGCCAGCCGCAGATCGCCCCAGCTGTCGAATTCCTGCGACCACGTCTGCGGCATGATTGCCCGGCCCATGATCCCGCGCCAGCCGTCCAGCATCGCCAGCGCCGCCGCCCGGTAAACGTCGATCATCGCGTCCTGATCGGATCCGTCGACGTGCAGATGCGCCCGCAGATCGTCCGCCGTCACAAGCGGGTCAGACGGCGGCGTGACCAGTTTCAGCATCATTTCGTTTCCGGCACCTTCGCGCTGGCCTTATTGGTCGGCGCAGCCTTCACCTTGGCAGCAGCTGCAGCGTCAGCTGCGTCTGCGTCAGCCTGCGCCTTGGCGGCAGCTGCAGCGGTTTCAGGATCCGGCAGCGCCCCCAGCTCGACCGCAGCTGCGACCAGCTCCGGCGGGCAGATATCGCCCGGCGCAAAATGCTTTGGATAGACGGACCCGGCGGGCACGCCCTCAAAAGGTGCGGTGAAAGTATGCATATCGGATCCCCTTGGGTTTGATTGAAAAGCCGTTCACTCACAAAAACGGGCGCACCACCGGCACGCCCGCTTGATCAGTCAACCGCAGATGCGGATTAGGCGGCGATTTTCAGCAGCTTGATCGCGTTGCTGTCTTTGACCTTGCCCCCAAGGCGTTTGAACATCTGATAACGAATGTAACCGGCCTTGGTCACTTCATCTTTGACGACAGCCAGACCGGCGCGGTCGGCGATCAGATAACCCTTATTGAAATCACCGAACGCGATCGGCAGCGCATTGGCGGCGACGTCGGGCATATCTTCGGCGATCATCGCGTTATAGCCTTCGATCGTCGACGGCACGCCAGCTGCGACGGCACGCTGCAGCAGGTAAACGCCGTTGGTGTCTTTCACCTTGGCCAGCTGCGCCAGCGTCAGGCTGTTCATCAGCCAATTTGCATTGGCGCGATAGCCAGATTTCAGGCCATAAACGACGCTTTTCGTCAGGTCGAACGGATTGGACCCCAGCGTCGCGGCGTTGCCGCTGGCGACAAACTGCAGCACGCCAAAGGCGCGGGCTGCGTCGGCAGTCACGACTGGCGTGCCCGCCAGAATGCCGGTCGGCTTGTTCACGCCATTGCCCGAAATAAACGCGACACCTTCGGCGACAGCCATCTGCTCGACTGCCGACATTGTCAGCCATGCCTCGACGTCGAAAAATAGATCCTCAAGGCTTTCGCGCGTCGTTTCAGGCTTGGCGACCAGCGACCCAAAGGTCGGCGCACACTCGCCCAGACCCGGCGTGTCCGTCTGGCTGCGCGTCACAGTTTCGCCGACCCATTCCGTGCCAAAGCCATTCAGGTCGACAAGCTCTTTATAGTCAGACGTGCCGACTTGCACGACGCGGGCGATCTGGCGGATTGGGCTGACGTCCTGCACCTGTTTGGCGATATCTGCAGCGATTTCCTGCGGCAGCGCAAAACCGCCAGACGCGCCGACATTCGTGCGCACGTCAGTCGCTTTTTTAGCCAGATCAAACAAGGCGTTTGCCCGGTTGTGATCGTTCGGGTTGCGGACGTAGTCGACAAACGCCGATTTGTATTCGTCAGCCTCTGCCGTCGACGCGCCGCCCTGACCGGGTCGCGCCGCCTTGGTTTCAATATCCGACAGCCGCTTTTCCAGCGCCGTTGCCTGCAGCTCTGCCGCCTGCTTTGCTGCCAGCGTGTCCGCCAAGCTGGACTCCATGCGGGCAATCTTTTGCGTCGTCACGACGTCGGCAGACTTCATGCCGTCGACTTCGCCGCGCAGCGCATCGATCGTTTTGTTACCGGCAACTACCAGCGCTTTAAGTTCTTCAGGGTCCATGACCACTAATCCTTATTGATTTTCAGATTTGCAGCGGGCTTTCAGAAGCTCCACCAGCTCTAGATCGATGCCGCCGCCAGCGTCATGCATGGCCTTAACTGCACCCAAACCCCCGCCCATCAGGGCGCGGGCGACCGAACGGGTAAACCCAGCGTCATGCGTGAGTTTCCGTTCAAATTCGACGCGGGTCAGTTCCGCCGCCTTGATCCCGTCAATCCGTGCCGTCACCAGCATCGGAAACGTGACAAGCGAAACCTCCCAGATTTCTAATTCCGTCAGCGACCGGACACCCGCAGCGTCACGGGTCGCCTTGATTGTGCGATATCCGATCGACAGCCCGTCGATCGCGCCCGCCTCGACCAGCGCGATCGCCTCGCGCCCCTTTTCAACGTCAGACAGGATCCGGCCCTTTACCAGCAGGCCCCGGTCATCCTCGACCACTTCATCCCAGACGCCGATCGGCTTCGACGGGTCATGCTGCCACAGCATTTTGACCCGCGATTTACCGGCCTTTTTGGCCCGCAGAGACTTGGCAAAAGCCCCTTTGACGATCTGGTCGCCGCCCTGATCGGTCTGGCCAAACAGCGACGCATAGCCTTCGATCGCGCCGCCGCTGATCGACTTGATTTCGATCGGCACCGTTTTGCGTTCCAGCTGATCGACCATGTCGTCGCCTTTGCATTCCAGCGCCAGCGCAGCCAGCGCCGCCTGCATCATTCGATTATTCATCTTTCACCGGCTCCGCTGTTGGGTTCATTGCGCCGCGCGGCAGGACATTCGCCCACGCGGCAGGATCCGGCGGCAGCCCCGCATCGATCCGCACTTCGTTCGGCGTCATCCAGCCCGGCTGACCGCCAGCGCCGAGCGCCTTTGTGTAATAATCCGCCTGATCCTTGAAATCGCCCCGCGCTAATCCGCGTTCCTCAAGGTCGACCCGATACCCGGCGACGCCTGATAAAATGTCGCGTGCCGCCGCTTCTTCAAAGCGCACAAACCACGGCATCAGAGTATGCGTCAGATGCACCCGAAACATTTGTTCCGCGCTGCCAAAAGTCGCGGCCTTATCTTGCTGCATCAGCATGATCGGCTGCACCCGGAAGGCGCGGGCGATTTCCTCAATCTGAAACCGCCGGGTTTCCATGTGCTGCGCGTCGACGCTGGTCATGGTCATCGACTGAAAAGATGCGTCGCCGTCCAGAATTGCGATACCGCCTTCGCCGTTGATCCCGAACTTTTGCTGCCAAGTTTCTTGCAGCGCCTTTTTGGTTTCCGCGCCTAGCTTGTTTTTGAATGACAGCACCCCGGACGGCTTGCCGCCATTGCCTGCCAGCTTGGCCTGTTGCCGTTCCAGTGCCCGGCTTAATCCGATCGCCTCGCGGGCTTGGCGGATCGCGGGCAGACCGTCGAAACCGTCCAGCGACGGCCCGCGCAGGTAAAACACCTGATCGCGGGTAAAATATCCGTGCGTCTTATCGACATAATCGACGCGAAACCGCAGCGACCAGTCGGGCATCTGCTCCACCGTCCAGGATCCTGCAGGCACCGGCAGCAATTCGCGCACTTCGCCGTTTACGACGTTCTTAATCGCGATCGCCCCGCGCCCGATCACGGCGTTAAAAACCATGCCTTCGCGGAATTCAAAGCTGGTTTGCCAGCCGTTCGGCTTCACCGACAGCAGCTTGTGCGCCCAATGCTCCCGCGCGACAGCGCTTGTGCGTTCGTCGCCGTTGTAGGTGTCCTGCAGGATCCGCACCGGTACCTGCGCGACGCCTTCGGCGATCACCCGCGCGGCGCAGAACACGGCAGGCACGTCGACGGCATTGTGCGACGTAACAGACAGACCCGACGCCGATGCCCAGCCGATCCAGCCTGCAAAGCCCGCCAGCTGGTCGACCGTATAGGTCGCGCTCTTGCGCAGAAAACCAAACATCACAGCACCAGCAATTCTGCATCGTCCAGATAGCTGCCGCCGGTCGCCGACGGGTTGCGTGACATCAGCATAAAACCATTTAGCCCCGCGATCAGCGGATCGATCTTAGCCTTGCCCGCCGTTTCTTTCGTAATGATCACAGCACTGCCCCTTTGTTCGGTCCGGGCATTGCCCAAAACCCAATCCATCATTGGCTGCCCCGCATGGCGCAGCGTTCCGTTTTTCAGCTTGCGCTCCATGCCCCAGATCGCAGGCGACAGGCGCGACCCCTGCCCGATCGCGGCCATCTGTTCGTCCGAAATGCCCCGGAATGATAATTCGTCGACCAGCGCCGCGACACCGTAAGGATCCAGCCCGATCGCGCCTTCCTCTGGCAGCAGCCCGGCGATCAGCAAGCGCTCGACATAGTCCGCCACGCCGATGATATCTTGCGTCAGCTCGTCGTCTTTCAGGATCGTCAGGCACCCTGATCGCTCAAAATCCAGCAGGCGAGGCGCGATTTCCTTGCGCAGCTTCAACACCTCTGGATGCGCCCATGCATGAAACCATGCCAGCCAGTCGCGGGTTTCCTTGTCGCGCCCGATGATCGACAGGCCCAGAAGGTCATCCAGACCGCCGCCATCGATGCCGACGACAGCCACGTCGCAGCGATCGATCAGGCTTTCCAGATCCAGCCCCGGCAGCGCGGCCTTGCCCCAGAATTGCGCTCCCATCCATGACGTCGCTTTCAGCCCGACGCCGATTTCGACGTTAAAATGCTGCGACGCCAGCAGTGCCAACGCGGCAGACCCGTCGCGTTCTGCCGCCGTCAGCTGGTCCAGCAGAAACTGCGGATCGACAGACAGTCCAAAGTTCGGATTGACCAGCCCCCACGTTTTGGGATTTTTCCAGCCTTCTTTTTTCAGCAGATCCGGCGGCAGCTCATACAAAACCGCCAGCATCGGCAGATTGATTTCGCCGTCGCGCACGGCCCGCGCCTTGTCCAGCTCTTGACCGAACACACCCGACGGCGGCGTTTTAGACTGCGTCGTGATCTGCAGCAAAAACCCGTCGGTGCGCGATGCCAATGCGCCGCGCAGCTCGACAAAAACTTCGGACGCGCCCGACTTTTTTGCGAATTCGTGCGTTTCATCAATCAGCGTATAGGTCGCCTTGCCGCCCGTGATCGTGTCCGTGTCCGATGCCTTGATCGCGATTTCCGCAAGGCTGATCCGGTGCGTGATCGTTTTGGCGTGATCCTTCAAATGGAATAGATCGGTCAGCACTGGATCCAGCCGGATCATGCCCTTGATCGTTTTAAACGCGATGCCCGCGATTTTCATCGTCGGCGCGATCAGCAGTAATTCCGCCTCCGGCCTTTCATTCATAATCGCAGCGGTCAGGATGATGCCCGCCGCCATGCTCGACTTGCCGTTTTTCTTTGGCACCAGCAGGAAAAACTCGCGCAACATGCGCCGCCGGGTTTCCGGGTCATAGCTGCCGAACACGACGCGGACGAAATCAAACACCCAATCGGCGCAGACTTCGGCGTGCGTCGGCGTGCCGATCAGATCCGGCACCCGCAAGCGCTTGAAAATCCGCAGCGCCTTTTCCGCGACAGCATCAAACAGCGGCAGATCTGGCAGCAGTGACGCCCGCGCCTTGATCCGATCGGCCCAATCCGGCACCGCCGTGCCCCAATTTGAAAGGTCCGACGGATCCAGCAGCTGCATTGTGTCGCCCCCTAATTGGTCGGCCCGTCAAATTTCAGATCATCGCCCCAATCCGGGCTAACCTCTGCGGCCTTTGCCGCCCGCGTCGCGGCCTCTTTCTTGCCGATCGCCTCCGGCTTGGCCTGATCTGACTTTTCGCGCTGCCCGGCCCGCGCCATCAGATCATTTCGATCGACCAACCGGCCCAGCTCTTTCAGCGCCGACACGTTGCCTTTGAATGCCAGATCCGCCGTGACCTCGACCCGCCGGGCTTCCAGCCTGTCGCGCATCTGGTCGCGGACTTTCAGATCGGCTCTAAAATGCCGCTTCAACGTCGCTGGCGACACGTCGCAGGCGTTTGCGATGCGCGGATTAGACCAGCCAAGCGACAATAACAGCCTGACTTTATTGGATAATTCCGGCGTGACCTGAAACGCAGGTCTGCCGCGCTGGCCTTTTCCGGGCTGCGCCGGGTTGCCAAACAGGTCAAAATCTTCGGCCATCGGAAAAAATTCTCTGCGTGAGGGAACGCGGGTCTAGAGAAAATCGCCCGCCAAGGATGGACCCACCCCCCCTTATTGGTCAGCGCCAAGCGTTGCTTTCTTCGCGTTGTTTGATTGCGTTGTGACAATGCTCGCACAGCGTCTGCACATTGCCCGGATCAAAGAACAGATCACGATCGCCCCGGTGCGCGATGATATGATCGCCGTGCAGCTTGGACGTGTCCGCTTCGACCTTGCCGCAGTTTTGGCAAGTGAACAGGTCGCGCACCAGACAAGACCAACGCAGCGCCTGCCACGTCGCCGTCCCGTACCAGCGCCGCCACCAGTTCCGCTGTCGCCGTTCGCCGTCACGGTTCGCCGCGACGATCCCCAGACGCGGGCGCAGGCTGGCCAGACGCGGCGCGACTTGCTTCAACCGGCCCATCAGTCGCGGCCCAGAACCACCGGCCCAACCGTAGGCCCGTCAGGCCAACGCACAAACTGGACCTGCCCGACGACCAGTTGCAGCTGCAGACTTTCACCATCATGCACCAGCTGACCGTCGGCGTCGCGGACATAGACCACAGCAAAGCCCAGATCATCATCGCAGACGACCACGTCCTGCAGCTCGACACCGTCGCACAGCACATCGCCGAAATCAGCGCCCGCATTAAACCGTGTCATCGGATCCCCCAAACGCAAAGCGCCCGCGCGGCTTTCATACCGGCGGGCGCAAATCTGTCTTGTGTCTTATGGCAAGGGGTCTAGGTTTCGTCAAACTCTTTTTTACCGTCTGCGCGTCCGCTGCCGCCCTACTTTGCGCTGCAGCACGCCTGCCAGCGCCCGGCAGGCGCAACCGCGTCACAGCATTGCCAAAACCACCAAAGCCGACAGACGGCCCGCCACATAGCAGCACGCCAGCAAACCGATCCACCGCATCACAACGCAGCGCCGATCGGCGCAGATGCCCAAGGCTTCATTGGCGGCATGGCGTCCGTGACCTTCCACGCCGACAGATCGCGGCCCAGCTGAAACGTCGTGCGCAATTCCAGCAGCGCCGACCAAAACTGCAGATAGCTGCGCCGCTTGGCTGCGACCGTCGCCGCCGTGCCGACGATCGTGACCGGGCAGTAAAGCACCGGATCCAGCGACACACCGCCGCGCCGCGTCCGACGCTCTGTCGCCGGCCATCCCGCCTTGCCCAGATCCTTTGCGTCTGCCGTATTGGAAAACAGGCCGTGACGGTTTTGCATGTAGCTGACCGGCACGATCGACACGTCGACGCGCCAGTCTGGCAGGATGCCAGCCCGCGCCAGCTCGACAATCTGCAGTGCCATGCGGATCCCGCCGCAGCCCTCCGGCAGTACCGACAGCGCAGACGCGACCAGATCCGCGTCGGGATGCGGCGACGACCGACCACCGCCGTCGATCTTGCAGCCGATGCGGCAGCGCTCCATCAGCATCGCCTCCATACTTAGACCGCCAGCTGGCGCGAATTCGTCCAGATCCAGCTGCGCAAATTCAGCCCGGAAGGCCCAGACGATCAGCTGCCAGATCCCGATTTCACGCGCCGCGCCGGTCGACGCCCGTGGCAACGCCGCCAGATCCCGCGCCATCATCACGCCGCAGCTCCGTCGCGTTTGCTTTGGCCTGCCGCCACGATCGCAGCGACAGCCTGCCGGTCGCGCTTGTAGGCTTCCAACCACTGCAGATCGACAGGATCAGCTGCGCCGCGCTCAATCCGCCCCCCGATCAGCAGGATCTGCCGCGCCGCATCCTCTGCCGCCTCCCTGATCAGGCGCAGATCATAGGCCAACGGCGGGCGACCATGCTTTGCAAGGTGCCGATATAGCTCGACCTCGAAACCGCCCGCGATCGCTGCAGGTCCTTCGATCGACGCAAGCCAGCTGGTCACGATCGGCAGCTGAAACACCGGCGGCGACTGCAGCGCGTGCGCGTGAGACAGGATCGACGTTTCAGGCCAGATCGTCGCCTTCGGCTTGGCAGCGCCCGCGCCGATCGCATTGGTCACGATCATATCAGCCAGCACGGCCAAAGCCTCCGGCCCCATATACGCCAGCCGATCGCTGACCCGCTTGCGCATCGCGGCGTGCGCGTCGACGGTTTCGCCCTTGGCCCGCGTCATGCCAGCTTCATCGATACGATCCCACAGCAGCGCCTGCACCCGCGCCCGGCCCTCTGCCCGATCTGCCGCACTGGCCTGCATTGCTCTGCCCTTGTCGCCTTGCCGTTCTGTCGCTGCCGTTTGCATGTCGTGCCCCTCTTATTTTCTAAGCCTGCCCGCTGTCGTTTTGCGGTGCCGGTGCGTTTGGTGCGTTGCGCCTATTATCTTTTCATTTCTTTTCTTTTTCTTTCTTTTCAGCGGTCACAAAACTGCGCGAAAAAAAAAGAAAACCGTGCAAATTCCGTGAAATTCCGTGGCAGTTCTGTAAATTTCCGTAACTTTACTGTCGCATTCTGTAACTGTCACAGAACCGAACAGAACATTACCGGCCCGTCGCTACCGCGTCGACGCCCTCACGGATTACCGCTTCCGTGCGATTTCCGGTGCAGTTCTGCGTGAGCCAATGATCAACACGTTCGACAAAAGTGCGATCAGATGCCTGCCGGGTCATGCCCATCGCAACCATCCTTTCGCCGAGATCCCTCAAAGCCTTGGCTGCGGATCTGCGCTGTCTCTCGACCTCGCGATCGCGGCGCGACCCGATCGCCTTTTCGGCCATTTCAGTCACGACGGGATGCATCAGGCGGACCTGATCGCCCGCCATGCACGGCACCCAGCCCCGTAGCGGCGACACGTCGCGGGCGCAGAACAGGTGCAGCTGGTCGACGGACATGCCCAGCATGGTCGCGATAAGCTTGGGATTTTGCGGCAGCGTGCCGACCGGCGTCTGGTCCTGCGAAATCATAATCAAATCGACCATGACTCCGCGCACGTCCCAATCAGCCAGTAGCCGCGCCTCTGAATTTAGCCAGCGACGGAAATGGAATTCGACAAAAAAATGAGACTGCAAACGCTCTGCGGCGTCGATCGGATAGATCGGCAGCTGGTCATTTGTGACGACCTGGAAAACCGGCAGCGCCATCAGCTCGCACCCGGCGCAGCTGACTTGCGCGACCACGTCGCACAGTCTGCCGCGTCCGCTTCGCCGCGCACGTCGCAGCCCAGCTTGTCGCATGGCCCAACTGCGCGGATATTGTCGCCCCCGAAATGCGTGCAGACGCCGCAGATCCGGCGCAAGCCGATCGGGCAGTTTCCCATTTTAGGATGCTTGTCGCTTGGGCGCATCTGCACTGTCGATCGAAACGCCTGCGCCGGGTCATAGATGAAACGCCCCGTCGTGTTTATCCGCGTGCCACTCATGCCGCGCCCCCCTCTTTTGTTGTGGTGAATTCGTTAGAAGCTGCGCCGCGCGCCCATGCCGGGCACGGCACCAGACCGTCAGCCCGGCCTGCCAGCATCGCGCCCCAGCGGTGCCCGTTCAAAGCCCGTGCCTCTGACCGCCAATCAGGCGACCGCGCATCAGCGTGCAGCACCAGCAGACCCAGCCTGCCGCAGATCGTCATGCAAAGATCGCGGCCCTGCACCTGCAGGATCTGCAGACTACCGGCGGCGACTTGCAGGATCCCATAAGCTTGGCTGGCGGCAGATACGCCCGGTAGCGCCAGCGCGACCGCCCACGCCTCGCGGCTGGCGGCAGCGGACGGCACGACGTAAATGACTGTTTGGCCCTCGCGTGCCAGCACGATCGCCCGCGCCAGACAGGGCAAAATCACGCCGATCATGCGCCGCCACCGGCAGCAGCCCGACGCCGATCGCGATCAGCGGCCCATGCGGTTTGCACTTGCGTGATGTAGCGCCGCGCGGCGCGGCATAGATCAGCCTCTGGCGTGCCGGGCTTGGCCCGCTTGTATTGACGCCACGCCAGCAGCGCAGGCGCAATCTTGTGCCCGACGGCCCGCGCCTCATTCACGGCGCACCGACGGCACGCGCTGCAGCAATACTTTTGCCAAGGCGTCGACGGCGCGAATGCGGCGCTGCAGCCCGGATTATCGCAGACGCCAGCGACATGCATCGCGCAGGCGTTCAGCTCCGGCTCGCAGGCGGTTTCAAAAGGCTCGACGTCTAGGTGCAGTGTCACCGCATTTCCGGCAGGCATTGCTGCGCGGCAGTCGGTCGCGGCGCTGGCGTTACGCACCTCTGCGGCGTCGCTTTTTTGAAACGGCAACGCGCCGGAATAGGCGGCAGATCGAACAGCACTAGCCCGCATGACGCGACCCCGCGACCGGCTGGCGGATCTGGTAGCGCACGACGCGCAGGCCCTTCTTGCCGCGCGCGACAGGCGTGTCCGCCTTGCGACGCCATATCGCGCCCTGTGTCGTCGTGACCGTTGCCGTCCACAGCTTATCGATCGGCCCGACCTTATCAGACAGATGCGCCCGCACGATCGTGCCACGCGCCACGGGCTGACCGGATCCGTCGTGATCGATCATTGGCCCCCACTCCATTGCGCAGTCAGACATAAAGCCCCCTCAAGTAAGTCGGTGAAATTGAAGAAAGCGGCAGGACGGACCTGACCGGCGCGACCACCACAGCGCCCCGATCGATCCGCCCCGCCGCGCAGCAGGACCAGCGGGCGCACCCCAGATGCGCCGCCAGCCCCGCCGAAACCCCGCACCGCGTCAGCGGTCTGCAGGGTATCCAGTGCCGCTGCCGGAAAACTTTCCGACCTAGCAGCAAACTGATCAGTCAAAGCAAACACAGCTCACTTCCGACCGGAAAGTTTTCCCAGACGACGGGCGGCAGAAGCCGCCCACCATCTGCCAAACGCCGCGACGTGCGACGCCGTCCAAAATTCAGCAACGAACAGCTTAAAACGCATTATCGACCACCGAACGCAGCGAGCGCCGCATCATGTGTGGAAGGGTCCGCCAGTGCGCGGGCGACGACCCAGCCTTGAGGTGCGTTAGAACCCTGCCACCAGTTTTCAGCAGTCGACGGGTCGACCCGAAAAACGAATGCGGCCTCCGTCGCACTCTCAAAGTTAGCGTGTATAAAGTCGCGCCATGTCGCGGCGAATTGCTGGCGATAGGTTAAGACGTCAGAACGTGCGGAAAACTTTCGGCAAGACATTGTTAAGGTTCCTTTCCTATGTCTGGTTTGTGGAACCGACATGGAAACAACAAAGGAAGGGACGGCGGCAGTCATGCCGCTGTCCCCGCTTGAGGCGCATCTTGAATTGGATTGTCCTGAATATAGGTCGACAGCTTTGCCGCGACCCGCAAGGTGCAGCCCTTGTCGCCAACAAGGTTCGCGTAAAGGCGGCTATTTCCGACGGCCTTGCCGCAAAGCGTAGCTGGCGCGATGCCAGCAGCCTCGCAGTAGGTTTCGATTTTCCTGATCAATTCCTTTTCGGTCATGCAGACCACATAGGGACAATTGTCCCCTATGGTCAAGGGACAATTGTCGCCTACCCGGAAAACCCGTTGTGGCCTACAAATTAGTCATGGCAGAGACATTTAGAGAAGCATTCATACAAGCCCTAGAAAAGTCAGGCATGTCGATCGCTCGACTGTCTGAGCTGTCTAGCGTTTCCGTGGAACAGTTGAAAAAGCTGAAACAACGCGAAACCGCAAAAACTAACGTAGAGGACGCACGCAAAGTAGCGCACGCCTTTGGCCTATCGCTGGATGAATTTATTGATAGTCCGCGACTATCAGCCCAGCTTGAGATAATTGAGCTATGCAAAGCGCTACCTGCCGACCTTCAGCGGCAGTTACTGTCCTTCGGTAAAGGTCTCGCTGCAGCGCAGGATCGCGAAGATCCAGAATAGCTAATAATTTCAACTTAGTATCATCTAAAAACATATAACGACCGCCTACCTTATGTTAAGAACATAAGAGGAACTCTTGCCTTGAGTCTATCGAAAATAGCGACCCAAGGGCCGAACATCGCAGCACTCCACACTACTTTAGCGGTCGCAGCCCTGTTTTTATCAGCCTGCACTGGCAACACAGACATGCGGCCAATTACAGATACTTTAGTCGACGGTCGAATGATCACGGTGTCACAGTCAACCACCGACAAGAACATATGGTCAGCGTTTGGCTCAAGTATGCGCGACCGCGCATCAGTGACGACAGAGTACCTACGGCGCAATGTCCGCGCGATTGAGGCTCTATCAGGCTGCAAAGTGAACGCAGCGACGACTAACCACGTCATAGTCACCACCATTACCTCCGTCGACTGGTTGCAGTAGGGGACTATAGTCCCTTAATTTCTTGACAGGGACTTTTGTCCTCATGTAATGGTTTTTCATCGCAGCCGATGGAGAACCAAAATGCACACCAAACCCCCAACACGTCGTCGCACTTCGGTGCGCACATGATCCCCGGCAGCATCGGCGATGCCGCCGGGCTTTTCTTCTTTTTGGCAAGTTTCAGCTGCGCCGCGATCGGTATCAAATTCGCCATGCGCGGCGTCGCCGAAATCATTGTTAGCACCCGCTCGCGCACCCCGATCGAAAGCGACAGCGGCACCGTCGCCGTGCTGTTTGCCGGTGCGTTTGTGCTGGTCATGCTTGGCAAGGTCGCCGTCGCATGATCCACATTTATATTATCGCGGCAGCGCAGCTGTCGATCGTCGGCTTAATGATCGCCCACCCCGGCATCGGCTGCGTCTGGTCATTGGCCTATGTCGCCCCGGCTTGGACAGCCGCGCACGGAGCAGCCATCGCGATCGCGGTGCAAGCTGCCGCTCAGGCAGCGCAGTGACCGTCGCACCGGATCCAGCGCAGACACTGACGATCACGGCGTTTTGCAGCCTGATCGATCGGCAGCTTTGCAACGACACCAGCCCGGTCGCCACCAGTGCAGCCCGCCAGCTGATCGCCGAGCTGGTCACATCGACCATCGCCAACCACCGGCAGACCTCGATGCCCGATCGCAGCTTGCTGCAGACGCTGACCATGTGCGGCGTGCGCGTCGAAATCAGAACGCATTCAGCGCTGACCTTGCTGCGCCACTGGCAGCGCCAAGCGCTGCAGCAGATCCGCAAAGCCCCAAAGGATAAACCATGACCGACAAACCCGCGCAGGCCCTGTCGCCAGCGGCGCAGAAATACGCTGACGAACAGCGCAGCAAAAAACCGATGAAAGAGGATTCGGCAGACGTCGCCGTGCGCGAAAACGCCTTTGCCATCACGGGCGACGAAGTAATCGCGTTTATCGAACGGCACGAAAGGCTGATCGCCGAAATCGCGCAGCGCCGCGACGATCGCAAACAGATCACAGCCGAAAGCAAGTCGCGCGGATACAACCCGGCGATCATTGCCCGACTGATCAAGCTGCGATCGATCGACGCCGCCGGTCACACCCGCCTGCGCGAGTTCGATGCCGAGCTTGAATTGTATCAAGCCGCGATCGGCATGGATTTCAGCGCACACGGCGACGACGACTAAACCCGCGCCGCGATCATCCGGCGCGGCAGCTGCCGCCCCGGCCACACCCTCGACCAGACCACAGGACGCCCCGTCATGCCGATGCCTAGATCCACAGAAGCCCTGATCGGGCGCACGATCCGCGCCTGCCAAAGCGCAGGCATGAAGATCGGCAGCGTCGAAGTGATGCCAGACGGCACGATCAAGGTGTTTGACCTGCAGGCCCCGAACCCGGTAACGTCCGCCGCACCACCACACGCGGACACCGCCACATGCGACCAGCTATTCGGCACCAGCCAAAGCGTCTAAAATATCTTATGCCCGGCAAAGGCGCTGGCGGCGTAACTTATTGGTATTTTGCACGCGATCGGAAAAACCTGATCCGACTGCCCGATGCCCCCCACGATCACCCCGATTTTCTGACCGCCTACGCCGCAGCGCTTGCCGCCTCCGGCCCGGTCAAAGGCGACACCCCTGCCAGATCCGGCACTGTCGCGGCGCTGATCATTGCTGCCGAAACCAGTCCAGCATTTCGCGCCGTATCGCCCGGTTATCGCGCCGCCCTGACTGCACATTTCGCCGAGCTGACCGCGACCGTCGGCGCGGCCCCCTTTCGACAGATCAGCGCCGCGCATATCCGCAAGAATGTCGGCGACGCCAGCAACCCCACCATGCGCCGCAAGGTCTGGCGGTTTCTGTTTGCCTTCGGCATCGATGCCGGACTGTTGACCGCAGACCCGTCTGCCAGCGTTGCGCCGCCAAAGCGGGCAACAAAATCCGTCAGTCACCCGCCATGGACCGCCGACGAAATCGCCGCCTACCGTGCTCGCTTTCCGATCGGCACGTCAGCACGCGGCGCAATGGAATTGCTGCATTTCACAGCGGCCAGGATTTCGGACGCCGTGCGCATTGGCCCCGGCATGGTCGGCAGCGACGGCGTGCTGGCGTTCGTGCAAAAGAAAACTGGCGATCAGGCGTTCGTGCCTTGGACCTGCCAGCTGCCAGCGCACGCCGCCAGCAGCGACGCAGACCGCGCCACCATGCACAAGGCGCTGGCGGCAATGTCGACCGGTCAGTCGACCTATCTGGCGACCAGCACGGGCAAACCACGATCATCCGTCGGGCTTGGCAACCTGATCAGGGAAAGCGCGGCAGCTGCCGGGTTTGATAAATCAGCGCACGGCTTGCGGGCGACCCGCGCGATCGCACTGGCTGAAAACGGCGCGTCGACGCACCAGATCGGCGCTTGGACCGGGCACAAAAGCCTTAAAGAAATCGAACACTACACCACTGCCACCAACCGGCGACGCGCGGTCATGGGCGCGGCTTGCGCGATTAAAGATCCGGCGGACCCGGCGGCAAACTGACGCCCTCGACCGCAGATCGATCGCCCGGTCGCTGAAAAACAATTCTATATTGCCATACCGGAGCGCTGCAGTCACGGCAGCGATACCGTGCCAGTACATCATCCGTTGTGGCGCACCCTGCCTCGATTGCATCCGATACAGGCAGCGGCAAGGCATCGCGCCCGCATTCAAATTCCAGCCACAGGACGTGATCTGGAATTTCGCGCAGCTTGGTCATTTTGCTAGGCTTGTATTGTAAAATATGGGGGCAGCCACCTTATCAGGTGCACATATGAAAGGTGTCCGCCCCCACATCTAAGTGCAGGAATTCACTGCAAAATGCCGACACGTACGGAAAAATGCGTTTCGACCGCCATATTAGGCTGGTTGAATATCTGTGACACAAGCCCGAGACGTTTTCGAAACCTCCTCATCTCTTGGTCCGTTAAGACGGACCCTTTTGACGAACTCTCTGTATTCCCGCCTGTAATCAACAGATCCACGACGAGGGTCATCTGCAGGCCGGTCTTCCGTAGACCAATTAAATTCGCTTATAGCTGTCATATGTGCCTCCCACGGCTCAAAGTCAGGTTAAACTGGGTTCTGCAGCCTACGCAAGTAGCGCTGGTTCAAGGCCGCGTCAAAAAAATGTTTCCGCTTCTTCCACACGAGACCTTCGTTCTTCGTGATGATAGCGACATCCACCGGACCACCGACTGTCTCACTTGGTCTTGTCACTTTTTCTTTAAGAGACTGTAAGTCGACCATCGTAGCGGCCAATTCAGCCATTTCCTCCACTGGAAGCATAGATATAACTCGCTCCAATGGTTCTCCATGCTCTTGGCGTGATTCTGCCATAATGTCCCCGCCGACTGCGCTCAAGGCAGCCTTTAGCAGCTTTTTAGCGGTAGCTTCATCAACGACGACTTGCCCGTCAGCACCCTCCAAACGAACCCCGCTGTCGGTTTCCACAAAGCGAGCACCGAGCGCCTCAACGAACGGTGCCATAACCTTTGGAAGTGCCCTCTCCTGAACTTTGTTGATCGTTTGGTAAACCTGAGCATCGAACCCAATTATAAACGTGTCGGCCATCGATGATTGAGCAAAACCTGAGATGTAGGAGTTATTCTCTTGAGTTATTTCAAACGCATCTGATTTGTTCATCACTATTTGCCGAGCGACAAATCCCGTGTCTTTGGCGACATAAATTTCCGGATAAACTGATTGCTCGCCGAAACCAGCAAAGACCAGCCCAGTGGGGCTTCCCGGAAGCTCCCTAGCCTTTATTGAGATTGAAACCGCAATGATTTTTAATAGATCTTCATCAGTTCGCTCTCCGATGCAATGGGAGTAATAGCTGTCAGGATCACTTCGCAGCCTTCGCAGTATTTGCTGAGGCCAATGTCCTTGCAAATATTTTTCGAAATCACCGTCAAGGCCATTTTGAAAATCCTGAGCCGCAATCAGTTGGGCAACGTGATCGAGGCGCGCGCCTTCATCGAACGCCTCATTCTCCCCTGCCGTCTTACTGAAGTCCCTGCACGTTAAAGCAACGTCTAGTTCAAGCGCATCGCCAAAATTCTTATCTCGAAGAACGTCAGGAAAAAACTGCTGATTGTCGTTTAGAAACTGTTCGAACGCCCGAGCGTACCCGGTAATAGTATCGAAAGCGCTTGCATTAAGATGTCTCCTAAAAGCTTTGATTGTCAGCTCCCACGGAACTCCAAGGATCTCAGCATTTCCGTAAATCATCAATCCAACTGGGTGATTGTCAGAAAGTTGAAATATACTCCTGCGCCTGAATTGACCTGAGGGTTTACCCTCAAATCACTTTGTATTCCTTGAGTGATACGACGCGGAAGTTGTCGGTGACGGTATTGCGCAACTCGGGCCATTTTGCTGGCA